CGGCACATTGAAAGATTACAACAGAAGTATTGGCGAAATCTTTCTTACTAACGGCTCACGTATCAAGTTATTTAGTGGCGAAGAACCCGACCGCTTTCGTGGGCCACAATTTCACGGCGGTTGGTTTGATGAGTTAGCGGCGTTCAAGCACCCCGAAGCGTGGGACCAATATCAATTCGGTTTGCGATTAGGCGAACATCCGCAAACAATCGTTACAACTACGCCACGTCCAACTAAACTCATTAAAGATTTGATTACACGTGAAGGCGTAAGAGTAGTGCGCGGCTCTACATTTGATAACGCCGCCAATCTAGCCGCGAGCGCACTTGCTGAACTTAAATTGCGTTACGAGAACACACGACTTGGACGCCAAGAGTTATATGGCGAAATACTTGATGACGTAGAAGGCGCATTATGGACGCGCAAGATGATTGAAGAGGCACGAATAACAGAAGCGCCGCCACTTGTGCGTATTGTTGTTGCAATTGACCCTGCCGTTACAAGCAACGACAGTTCAGACGAAACAGGCATTGTGGCGGCTGGCATTGACCATACTGGCAACTATTACGTGCTATCGGATAAAACGTTACGTGCCACGCCTGATACGTGGGCGCGCCAAGCGGTCAATCTGTATCACGAACTAAACGCGGACAAGATTATTGCTGAAACAAATAATGGCGGCGATATGGTCTTATCTGTTATGAGGCAGATTGATGTATCTGTGCCAGTTAAGAAAGTAGTTGCAACAAGAGGCAAACAATTACGCGCCGAGCCAATTAGTGCGCTATATGAACAAGGCAGAGTTCATCACGTTGGCTATTTTGAGGACTTAGAGAATCAAATGTGCGAATGGACGCCATTGAGCAACGAATCGCCTGACAGATTAGACGCGCTGGTTTGGGCACTTACTGAGTTAAATAACGGCGGCTCTAGTATGCTTGCACTTGCGGCGCTGGCTAAATTCTGTCTTAAATGCAGTATGCCTGCCAATAAAAGTGCAACAATTTGCTCACGCTGTGGCGGCAAGTTAGGGGAATAATGGCAATCTCATACGACACTACGATTGACCAAGGCGCCAATTGGTTTATTAACTTTATTTATAATCAGCCAACTACAATTACAAATATCACGGCAAACGGCACAACTGTCACAGTAACGGCGGTCAATGCCTTTGCAGTAGGTCAAACTGTTTCTATTACAGGCGTTATTCCAAGCCAATACAATTTTACAAACGCTGTAATTGCTACGCGTAGTTCAAGCCAATTTACAATCACAAACCCTGCAACTGGCACTTACATATCAGGCGGCGTGGCATATGTGCCTGTAAATCTAACGGGTTGCACGGCGGCATTACAATTGCGCTCGCTTCCAAATGACCCAACGGCGGCGCTAACGCTGACAACGGCAAATGGCGGCATTACTCTTACGCCATTAACTGGCAATATTGCTGTTACGGCAACTGCGGCGCAAACACGTGCTATTGATGAGGGTTACTACTATTATGACCTTGAAATAACGCAGACAGCAAGTGGCATAGTAACAAGAGTGGCGCAAGGGCAAATTCTAGTGAGTGCGGAGATAACAAGATGAGTGATGATTTAGTTGTTGTTCAGCCAGTTATTCCAACTGTCATAGTAACTGCACCTGGTCCACAAGGCGCAAGTGGCGACCCCGCTTCCGTTTTCTACGTACATACGCAATCAACAGCAAGTGCCGTTTGGACAATCAATCACGGACTTGGCGGCGAGCCAACTGCGGTTGTTTTAGATTCGGCTGGAACACAATGTGAAGGCACATTTAGTTACCCAAGTAAAAACCAAATGGTGATAACCTTTACGAGTGCTTTCACAGGCACGGCGTATGTGATATAGGAGAAAACAATGAGCCGCAAATTTCTAGTCAGTATTGACCTAAACAAAAACGAATTACAAAATGCAGTAATTCAAAATCTTGCCACAGCGCCTTCAACGCCACTAGCAGGTCAGGTTTATTACAACACAGGCGATAATCAACTCTACATTTACAATGGCACACGTTGGGAAGTTGCAGGCAACGCCGTAACATCAGGTTTGCTTGCTAATCGTCCAGCCGCCAACTCAGTAGATGCAGGAACTATTTATTACGCAACAGATAATTATTTATTTTATTATTCAGATGGTTCAACTTGGCAACAGACTAACGCTTTTGGCAACGTAGTAACTGAAACATCTTACGGACAATCATCAGCAAACGGCACATCAACTAACTACGCACGTGCCGACCATACACACGGAACTCCTGCACTTGGCACAGCAACACCAAACGCAATTGCAGGCGTAACTGGTTCTGCTGGCTCAGCAACAACGCCATCTAAAGAGGACCACACTCACGCATTTACGCCAGCCGCAGATTTGTCAATGGCTGGATTCAAACTTACAAACGTTGGCACACCAAGTGCAGATGGTGACGCGGCTAATAAAGGCTATGTAGATTCAGTTGCACAAGGCTTAGATACAAAGGCGTCAGTAGTTGCCGCAACAACAACAAATGGAACATTGGCAACTGCGTTTGCTAATGGACAAACAATTGATGGTGTTACTCTTGCAACTGGCGAACGTATTCTTATTAAGAATCAAACAGACGAAACAGCAAACGGCATTTATGTAGTTAATGCAACAGGCGCGCCAACACGTTCAGCAGATATGAACGCTGGCTCAGAATTTCCAAGTGCATACGTATTCGTAGAACAAGGAACAGTTAATGCCGATACTGGTTGGGTTTGCACAAACAACGCACCAGTAACTCTAGGCACTACTAATATTACTTGGACACAATTTAGTGGCGCTGGCACATATACAGCAAATAACGGCGTTGTTCTTAATGGTTCTGTATTCTCTTTTGCGCCACGTAGCGGATTCGGCTTACAAACTGGTTCAAGCGGCGCGGAAATTAAACTTGCCACTACATCAGGCTTAAATCTCACAACAGATTTGGCAGTAGGCGCAGGACTTGGTATTTCTGTTCTAACAAACACAGTTGCAATTGACACGACAGTTGTTGTTCGTAAGTACGGAGCAGATGTAGGCGATGGCTCTGCCACTTCTTACACAATCACGCACAATTTAGGCACTAGAGATGTGCAAGTAACTGTCTATGACAATTCTGCGCCATATGCAGAAGTAATTTGCGATGTGAACCACGCAACTACAAACACAATTACTTTGCTATTCTCCGTTGCACCAACTTCTAACCAATACAGGGTAGTAGTTCAAGGCTAATTAAAGGAGAGAGAATATGGGTCTGATAGACCGTATTGCCGAGAAAGTAGCCGCCGAATTAGTTAAGGGTCCAAATCTGCCAGTTGGCGCAGTAGCAATGACCGAAACTGAAATGCGCAACGCCGCAAATCAAACTACATACGGACAAAGTGTTGCGCTTCCACGCGACCCAATGATTGCAAGTGTGCCATTTGCGCCTGGTATGCCCATTATTCCGGGCGCCATTAATCCGCCTCGTTCAGATAGTGGACGTCCTGACCCACGCCGTTATGAATTTCAAGTTGCACAAAACATCAACATCACGGCAACTAAACTTGTGCCGTTTGCAACGTTACGTGCCGCCGCTGACCAGATTGATATTCTTCGCCGTTGTATTGAAGTATTAAAGGCAAAGATTTCAGGGCTTGATTGGGATATTGTTTTGGCAGAAGATTCAGCCGAAAAGATTATTACAGAAATTGGCGGCAATCACGTGCGCGCTATGTCTGTTGCACGTGAGCGATACACGGAAGAGATTAGCCGCCTTAGAGAATTTTGGGAACAGCCTGACCCTACTAACGGACTTCTATTCACCGATTGGCTTAATATCGCACTAGAAGAAATTTTGGTGCTAGACGCGTGGGCAGTTTGGCCTCAACCATCAGTAGGCGGCGATTTGCTTGGCTTACAGATACTAGATGGCTCAACTATTAAGCCGCTTATTGATGACCGAGGAATGCGACCACAGGCGCCTTATCCAGCATTTCAGCAGATTCTTTTTGGCTTCCCACGTAGCGAATTCGCCGCGTCAGATGGCAAAGAAAACGCAGATGGCGAATTTACGTCAGACGAACTCTCTTATTTGATTCGCAATCGCCGAACAATGACAGTTTATGGCTATTCGCCAACAGAACGCGCACTTGCGCTCGCGGACATTTATTTGCGCCGCCAGCAATGGCTACGTGCCGAATATACAGACGGCGTAACGCCTGAATTGCTTATGAAAACAGACGCCAACTTTGGCAATAACCCTGATTTGCTTCGCGCCTACGAAAACATTTTTAATGATGATTTGGCAGGACAAACAGAGCAACGTAAGCGTGTGCGTTTATTGCCAACTGGAATGGAGCCAGTTCAGTTTGAAGGCTATGGCGAACGTTTCAAAGATACGTTAGATGAGTATTTGGTCAATAGTATTTGCGGTCACTACGGCGTAATGCCATCTGAAATTGGTTTTAATCCTAAAGGCGGTTTGGGTGGCGGCGGTTTCCAATTGGGTCAAGCCGAATCGTCAGAAGTTATTGGGGCAATTCCATTGGCTAACTGGGTTGGACGTATGTTGAGCCACTTGTCCTATACATACTTGGGTATGCCACGCGAACTTGAATTTAAGTTTATGGAATCAGGGCGTCAAGATTTGGAATCAATTGCGCGCACACGTGATATTGAAACCAAATCAGGCAGTTTGACCCTTAATGAATCACGTAGTCGCGGCGGTATGCCGTTGATTGAATCGCCAATCGCCGATATGCCAATGATTGTTACAGGAACAGGCGGCTATTTTGTAACAGAAAGTGGCATTATTCCTTTTGATAGCGCACTAGAAGGCGTATCTGCGCCTGCCGAAGAAGCAATTGAGATTGAATCAGGCGGCGATGTAGGCGGCGGTTCAGAAGCGCCTGTGCCTAACGTAGAAGATAAACCAACAGAAGCCGAATCAAATGAGCAAGTAGAAGATTCAGAGTATGACGAGGGCTTAAAAGCGGCGGACGAACTTAAAATGTTTTTGCGTTGGCTAAAGAAATCGCCTACTCGCCCATTTAATTTCCGTGAAGTGCCTGTTGTTTATGCCGAAGTGTTAAATAAATTTATTGGCATTAAGGATTACGACAGCGCAAGATGGTATGCCGAACGATATTTGGCGTAAATGGCAAATCAGGCGTGGCGTAAAAAGAACGGCGCTAAAGTCCGATTGGCGGCTAGACGCGCCGCATTAATTAGGCAAGCGTTACGGCAAAGCGTTAATATCTCCCAAGTACAAGAAGATTGGGCGAGCGCACAACCCAACGCTGAATCTATGACAACAGAACAGGCGCGCCAATGGGCGCGAACAAATGTTCGCCTAGATTCTGAACCACTTATGAACGCATTTCGCACACTTTATTTGGAATCGTATTTGCTTGGCGAAGATATTGCTATGAACTCAATAGCCAAAGCCAAGATAAACAAGGCGCCAACTAAGCAACAGTTACAGCGAGCCGTTGGAATTAATTGGGACAATTGGAAGGCTGGCAATAGAGCCGCCGCTTTGCTTGTTAATAAGCCACGCGGTCTTTCCACGCTATTAGATGGTCGCGGCGTAACGATTCAAGGCATTAATCGCACTACGTTAGACAGAATTGGCACACGATTGGCAACTGCTTTGGCGCAAGGGTTGCCGCCTAGTGAAGTTGATTTATCGGACTTTTTTGATGATTCTGAACGCGCTTTGGCAATTGCACAAACTGAAATGAGCCGCGCAGTTGCAACGGCAAGTCGTCAGTTATACGAA